TGGTTGAACACCTGCGTCGAGGGGCGCTTGTAGGTGAAGAACCGCGCGACGGGGTTCGTGGTAGCTGCGAGCGCCGTGGACGCAGCGAAGGCTCCGGGGTTCGCGGTGGCGCCGCTGCGCGGGAAGCCTGCGATGCCTGTCGTCGGCACGTCGCTGTTCACGCTTGGCCCCACGCCCCGCTGCCAGACGGTGTTCGCTGCGACGTTGACGAGAGCTCCCGTGTCGGCGTCGTAGATGGCGAAGTGGCCGGGGCCTGGATCCGTGTTCGTCGTCGCCGTGATCGGGTAGGGGGAGCCCTGGAGGGCGGCGGGGAAGGGGTTGGTCGCGCCGCCGAAGTTGTTGGAGCCTGTAACCGTCGTAAACGAGCCGATTGCTTGATGCGTCGGGCTAGAAATACTCAGGCAGTTGATGTATTCCGCCGTCGCGGAAGTGCCTGACGCAGTGGCCTGTGTGCGGAAAGCATCGTTGCCCGTTGACGATCCTGTGCAGTTGACGACTCGCGCATGGGAGTCTGCCGACTGGGGACCGCCGCCAAGGACAAGGAATGCATGACCCGAGCCGTCTCTGCCTACGCAGTTCTCTAGGATGTTTGGGGCACCTGCCGAGCCACCATAGACAAGGAAACCGCGATTTGAAGCCGACGCGATGCAGTTCCGCATGACGGTTCCAGAACCGTCGATCCAAGCGCAGTAGGTTGTAGTCGTGACGAGGTTGAATCCGTCAACGACCGTGAAGCCGTCCGTCAGCTTGATCGGGAAGTTCGATCCACCTGTGTCAATGATGACGCCCGCTCCCGCCAAGCCACTGTGCTCGCTCCCAGCGGCGTTCTTGTAGGTCACGTTTCTTGTGGCGTCGGTGACCAGAGACGAGACAGCAGACAGGCCCGCAGTGTACGTCGCCGCATCCGCCAAGAACTCGATCCGCGCGTTCCCCGCCACGAGGTCCGTCGATCCGGTCTCTGCCGTGGCGATGTTCTCCACGTCAGCCTCTGCCGCTGTGAACGTCGCGTAGTCCCGTCCCACAGGACCGATCGTCTTCCCGATCACGCGAGTGGCCTGCGCCACAGCGAACGCGCCGGGGTTCGTCGTGCCACCCGTCCGCACCCGCCCCACGATGTCCGTCGTCGGCACGTCCGCGTTCGCCGCTGGCCCGACGCCGCCGCCGATCACGTCGTTGTGCGGCGAGTCGAGGAGCTGCCCCGTGCTCGAGACGTACAGCGCGAAGTCGCCAGCGCCGGGGTCGTAGGCGGTGGATGGCGTGAACTGCGCCCCGATACCAAAGTGCGCGAACGTGAAGACGGAGGTCGGCGCACCAGCGTTGCCGATGTTGTTCGAGCCCTGGACGTTTTTGCCGCCGCCGCCGATGTTGCAGTCGCTTGAGTTCGGCTCAAGAATGATGCAGTTGACGATCTCGTACAGGTCTGCCGTGACGCCCGATCCCCGCGAGGTGTTGAACACATTGGAGCCAACGCCTCGGCCCAAGTAGGTGCAGTTCAGGAACCGCTCGAAGCTCGGAAGATTTGCGCCGCCACCGCCTCCGGTAAAGGTCTGAACCTTGCAGACGAGGTTGCGGTAAGTGATCGGGAACAGATCGGTGCCGATGCTTCCAGGCGCGTAGTTGTTTCGGATGCCCACCATTCCCCCGCCAATCGCGCCGTTCGTCTCGTGTTCGCAGTCCTCGAAGATCATTCCCTCGACAATCGGATGCGTTGCGTTGTTACCGATCCGAAAGCCATTGTGGGTGGTGCTGTTGCTGTAGGCGTTTATGCCCGTCCAGCGAGTGAAGCTGTCCTGCACAGGGATATCGACATAACCTGCACTGTAGACGCGCGGCGACTCTCCGGGTGCGGCCTTCCACCAGACATATCGCGTCGGGTCAGCCACGATGTCGCTGATGATGCCCACGTTGCTAAAGTCCGAGTCGGCGTAGCAGACGAACTCAATGCGCTCGTTGCTGTGGGTGAGGTCCGCGCCACTGCTGCCGATGTTCTCAACGTCAGCCTCGGCCAATCCCAGGGAAGCGTAGTCGCGCGAAGCCGTGCCGACCGTCCTCGTGATGACCGTGGGCGCAACGAACCCATCGGCCTCGAAGGCCCCAGGGTTACAGCTCGCCCCGCTCCTCGCCACGCCGTTGATGTCGGTCGTCGGAACGTCGCTGTTGGTTCCAGGGCCGACGCCCTGCTGCCACACGTCGTTCCCGGTGACGTTCGCGAGCGAGCCGTTGCTGCCCATGTAGACCGCGAAGTCTCCTGCACCGAGAGGCGTGGAGAAGCTCGTGGTCGCGGTGATCGGGTAGGGGGAGCCCTGGATGGCGGCGGGCCACTGCCTAGATGAGGTGCTGTAGTTATTAGATCCAGACTGGGTAACAGATCCGCCACCGCTCAGGTTGACGAAGACGCCACCGCCTAAGTTCAGGTTGTTGATTAGCTCCACATCAAGAGGAGCCCCTCGACTTTCCAACTCCCAGTATGAATCAGTGACCGTGGTGTTGTTGACCGCCCTGTAGTACCCAAGGCCAGTCGGTCCGGTCAGAAACCGCATCGCCTTGAAGTTGGTGTCTTGCTTGAGGACGCAGTTTTCTAGAAGTCCACGGCTAGAAGACGAGGTGTTTCCTGTCGCAAAGAAAGCGTATTGGGCAGTTGTGCTGTGAATCAAGCATCCAGTAACAGTCCAGCCAATCCCAGCCTGCACCGCAAAGGTCACTACGCTTCCGACAAACGAAAGGGCTTCAAAGCGCGTGAAGTCGTCGTAGTTCGTGCCAGCTGTTCCGGTGCTTGATATATGGACTCCAGCCCCGAACACGCCCCCGTGCTCACTTCCCGCCGCAGGCTTGTACGTCACTTGCCTCGTCGCGTCCGTCGTCAGCGAGCTACTGAATGACACGCTCTCCGAATACGTCGCCGCATCCGCCTCAAACACGATGGCCCCGTTGTTCGCCACTAGATCCGTCCCGCCGAACTCCGCAGTCGCGATGCTCTCCACCGCCGCTTCCGCCAGCGTGAACGTAGCGTAGTCGCGCCCGGTCGGGCCGATGGTCTTCGTGACGACGGTAACCACGGATCACGCCTCCTTGTCGGTCGTGATCGCCTGGATCTCGGCCCAGGTCTTCTCAATCCCCGCGTCGTGCGCCTCGTCCTCCGGCACCCACGTCTCGAACTCCGAGCCCGTGAGCGTCACCTGATAGCGACGCTTGCCGAGCTGCTCCGGCGGGTCCTGAGTGTCGTCCTCCCACGGTTCCATCAGCGCCACGACCTCAGGGTCGTCGTGCTCCTTGTCGCTGATGTAGCAGAACAGGAACCCGCTCTCGGTCGGCGTGACAGCCGAGCCGGGGTTCTGGTGGCCGTCGAGGACCTGCACCACGTCGTTGTCGTCGTAGGTCAAGCCGCCGCTGGGCTTCGCGGTGATGATGAGGGCGTGGGCCATAGATTAGTCGGGGTCGATGTAGGTCTGAACGAAGTCGTTTGGGTTCGTCGTGTCTGTCGTGGAGTCGGTCCAGATCATGCTTCGGCGGATTGCAGTCTGCGCCGCGCCGAAGCTGTTCTCCGCGTTGCCGTCGTGAGTCCAGAGTCCCATCTCCTTCGTGCCTCGAGTGAACAGGCCCTCGACCACTTCGTCCACGCTCGAGCCCGTAGCTGCCAGCCCCAGGCAAGCTCGCTCGAAGAGGTCGTTCAGGACAATCGTATCCGTGTCCACCTGCCGCACGGTCAGGCGCTTGATCCCTTCGATCACGTTCACGAGCGCCGTGCTCGTCCCCGTCCACTCGCTCACGTCCACAATGCGGTCGCGGCCCAAGAGCACGCCGAAGGTCTGGTCCGCGAAGGTGGCGATCTTGCCTGAGCCGCTATCGGTGACGACGCCCGTGGTCGTGCTCACCGCTCCGTCGCCCGATGGCCCGACCGTGATCGTCTCCCCCGTCCAGGCGCTGGCGACGAACACCTGCCGATCCTGCCCTCCGATCGGCCCGATGAACGCCTTCAGCTCCACGTCCCCCCCGCCGTTCGTGTCCACCTCGAGGCGCAGCCGGAGCTCCTCGCGGAACTTGATGAGCTTGAAGCCATCTGCCACGACTTGCTTCGCGAGAAGCGTAGGGACGCCCACGCTGCCGCTGGCGCCAAACGTCATGCGCCAGACCTCGAGGTAGAGGTCGATCGCGCTGGCGTTCTTCAGCGGGTAGGCGACGAACAGGTAGCCGTTGACGCCTGCCACGCTGTATTCGTTCTCGGAGCTCGTGGCGCTCACCGCAGGATGCCCGCCGCCTGCTCGCAGGAAGACCCCGTTCCCGAGCCATCCGTTGTAGATCGGCACCGGGTCGATCGGATCCTGGCCGATCATGCTCCCCGAGAAGTTGGCGCGACGACTGAACGAGAGCGTCGTGTTCTCGTCGTCTGTTGAGCCGCTCGGGTCCACGGTGCTCAGGCTGCGCCGCCCCATCGCCGTGGGGCTCGAGCCGCCTGTGCCCTGAGTGATTGCGCCCACGGTCCCGCCGCTCACGACCGAGAGGTGGAATGCGGCCTCGACGCTGAGGCTGTCGTGGTTGAGTACGTCCTCCTCGCGGCAGAGGATGGCCCGCATCTTCCGCAGCTCCGTGTCCACCTCGTCCGTCATGTGGACGGGGATCGAGCCGCCCGGCTGATTCGGCTGCGGGATGAACAGCGTGGCGTTGTCGCTTGTCTCGAGCGGTCCTCCTGCTCGCAGAGGGAAGGTGGCGTACTCCGACGCCCCAGCGTTCAGGTTTCCGCTCGGGTGCCAGGAGAGGAAGTGGAAGTGATACGGCGGCGAATCATAGTCACCACTCCCGTCCGTCGCCGCCAGCCAGTCCGGCGCGTCGAAGTCTTCGTCCTCGGGGAGTAGCTGATCCGCCACCGACATCACGCACCTCCGACCGCGCTGCGGAACTGACGGCTCTGGCTGATCGCGTTCCGGATGATGTCGGTCAGCGTGTCCTTCCTTTCGCGGAAGAGCATATCCACGCTCCGAGCGTCCACGGCGTTGATCTCGACCGTGACGTTGGCGCCGCCGCCGCCCTGCATCTCGACGGGGATCGAGCGGCCATCCGGAAGAGGCACGACGGCCTCGTTGTATTTGCCTTCCCCGATGAGCGCGACGTGCGGCTTGTTCACGATGGGACCGCCGTTCGCGTAGCCCTTCATCGGGAGAGCTCGGCCCAGGCCACCGGAGACGATGCCGCCGTTCGCGAGAGGCGTCATCTCGCCCACGCCACCTTCGACGGTGCCGCCGTTTGCCAATCCGCCGAACATCGTGTTCCCAAATCCCATCACCCCGATCCCCGCAGCGATGGCCTGGAAGATGAGCATCTGGATGATCATGCGCCCGATGTCGATCAGGAACTGCGAGGCGAAGTCCGCGAACGCTTCCTTCGCGCTCTTGCTCCCGTCGATCATCGACACGAATGCGTCGGTCAGCCCGTTGCCGAAAGCCACGATCGCGTTCTCCGTGATCGCCGCGATGTCCTCGCCCATCGTCGTCATGCGCTTGCGGAACTCCTTCACGCCATCGTTCATGCCGCTGATCTTGCGGGTCGTCTCGCCTGCTTTCTCGTTGAAGCCCTGGGCGGCGGCTGCGGCGTCGTTGTATCCCTGCGGCAATTCCCCCACGATCCCCTTCAGCATCTCGAGGTGCTTCGTGAGCTTGGCCGCAGCGTCTACCTCCTCCGGCGACGTGAGCTCGATCGTGCCCATCTGCTCGAGGGCTTCGTTCACCTGCTGCGTCAGCGCCGCGTAATCTGTCCGCACGCCTGCCGCGCCTTCCCGAACAGCCGCGAAGATGTCGTTGATCGCAGGCACATCCTCGACGATGGCATCCACGAACTCCGTCACGTTGCCCGTCATCTCCGTGAACGTGTCCGCGATGAACGTCCGCAGCTCCGACTGAACTGGGCCGAGCTTGTCCCCGAAAGCATCGAGAGCTTCGCCCATTTGACCGATCCAAGTGCTGCCACCCTTCAGGTCTTCCGTGGATGCGGAGAACTCTCGCATCCCGATGGATGCTTCCTGCGCGGCCTTGCCCGCATCTCGCACGAACTCAGGGACGATCGCGTACTCCCCGAGCGCGACCAGCGCGTCTCCGATCGAGTCCACCACGTCCGCGACTGTGTTGATGAGCGCCTGGAAGACACTGATCGCGGTGTCCTTGATGAAGATCACCACCGCGTCGAGAGCCTGATACCAGAGGCCCACGGCTTCCACCGCGAGCCGGACGACGCTCACGAAGTTGAAGCCCAGGACCCCGAGCAGCAACTTCAGAGCACTCCACATCGACTTGATCGAGAAGAACACTGCGTCCAGGCCCTGCTCGAACAGGTAGAGCACCAGCTTCACGGTGTTCCACATCAGCTTGAACGCCTTGCCCAAGAGCGTCACCGTCCCTGCGACCGCGAACACAGTGGCGTCAACGCCGCCCATGCCCTGCACGAACTTGGCGAAGTTCGTGAGCAGGTTTGCGATCGTCGGGATGACGACCTGCGTGAGCACCTCCGTGAAGAACTCGAACCCGATGCGGACGGCGCCAATCACCACGTCGATCCCGCCGATGTCCTTGATGGTCTCGCTCAGTGCAACCTTGAGACGCCCCCCCATCTCTTCCTGAAGATCCGTCACGGCCTCGTTGAACTGGATCGTCTGGACCGTGAGCGAGTCCTGCATCCGCAGGAAGGCGCCCTGAGCATCCTGTGTGCCCTTCATCAGGATCGACAGGCGCGCGATGACCTTCTCCTGCTCAGTCAGCTCGCCGTTCGCATTCGTCAGCCCGAGCGCCAGAGCCTCTTGCGCGATCTTGTCCTCGTTGATCACGACCGCGAACCGCAGCGCCGATCGGTTCATGCCGACCATCACGGACTGCATCGCCTGGATGGCATCCTCCGTATCACGCACTCCAGGGTTGAACGCGGCGAGGTCTGCCGCGAGCGCAGTCAGCCCTGCCGACATCCCCGCCGCCTCTTCGCGAGCGAAGCCCATCGGCACGAGCGTGTCCTGAAACGTGGACATGAACCCCATCACAGACCCCTGGCCCAGCTTCAGCCCTTCGCTGATCGACTCGACCATTCCCAGCGCCTCGTCTTCAATGCCTTGGAAGACTGTCGCAAACTTCGCCTGCGTGTCCTCGAGGTTCGACGCGGCCTCGAGGAAGGACTGTCCCATGCGAACAGCAGCGAAGCCGATCGCTGCGCCTGCCGCCGTGGCGGCGAGGGCCGCGTTCTTCATGGCCCTCCCCGCCATCTTCAGCGCCTTGACCATTCCGGCGCGAACCGTCTGAGCGAACTTCCGCACGCGCTTCGAGAGCCCCCGAAGCGTCTTGCTCATGAGATCCTTCAGCCGGATCTCATACGTCACCTTCTCGTTCGCCATCAGCGTCGTCCTTGTTTGGTTCGAGCCTGAGCGGCTCGCTGTTCACGCTCTCGCGCGTCGGCCTTGATCTGCTCAATGCGGCCCCGCTCGCTGTCGATGATCTCGCACGCCGCCGCAAAGCCGCGCGTCTGATCCAAGAAGCCCCCCGCCACAGGCAGGACGCTCCTCGAGTCGAGCTGGATGTAGGATCGCATCAGAAGGTCCACGCTCATGCGGTCAAGGGGAGTCGCCTCCCCCATCAGCGCGGTCGGGCATCGGTGCTGCGGCACTCGGTTGATACCGCCGCAGAGTGCACAGTCGGGGTCGTGGCCGAGGCATCGGTTGCATCCGATGTCGAAGACTGGCCGGGTCGCCGCTTCGTCGCAGCCCCAGGCGGCACGCATCTCTGCCGCCCTCGGGTCACGGCACCGAGCGCAATCTGGGAAGCCCTTGCCAGCGGCTTCCGCTGCGTCTGCTCCCCAGATGCGCTGCACGGCGACCCTAATCAGTTTCCCTCGTCTTCGGTGATCGCGCCCCGCTCGAGGATCGCGTTCGTGAGCTCCTGGCGGTACTTCGGCAGGAGGCGGTCCAGGCACTCGTCCGTGATGTGGCGCGGGTGCCCCTTCGTAATCTCGAAGGAGACCTCCTTGCCCTCACTGTCGCGGAAGCCGGACCAGCCCCGCAGGCCGTGACGCAGGACCGTGAGCTGGTGCGTGCCAGCGCGGAACGAGAGCTCGTCCGCGCCAGCAGTCGCCAGGATCATCGAGTCGCTGACGCTCGCCTCCTCGGCCACGGTCAGCCCGCGAAGCTGGAAGACCGTCTGTTCGCCTTCCGGCGCAGAGCGGTCGTCCTCGAGGACGTAGGGGAATGTCGATTTGGGATCGAGAGCGATCGGCATGAGAGCACCTCCGGATGCTCGAGGGTTATCAGCGGAAGAGAAGCTGGAACTCGTTGTCGGCTCCAAGCGTGCTGGATGTTTGGGTTCCACCATCAGTCAGCAGGGAGGATCCGTAGGTGCCGCCCGTGAGCATCGTGGTCGAGTCGAGGATCGAGATCGTGTCCCGCTCGCCGTCCGTGATGCCCGTGAACTGCGCGGCAGCGCAGCGGAACTCGACCTTGTTCCCGGCAGTGTTGCCGAGCGTCCACCTCAGGCGGGACTGCGCTCCTGACAGGAAGGCGTTCCAGAAGTCGTAGTCGCTCGAGAGCACCATGTCCGGGTTGAACGTGAGCTGCGGGGAGCGGCTCTGGATGATCGCGGAGCGATAGCCTGACCGCTGGTTCGTGTTCTCGTGCATCGTCGTCTCGTTGCCGAGCGTGAACGTCAGCGCGTTGAACAGGGCGCCCGTGTAATTCGCAGACGCTACGTCTGAGAGTCCGAACTGGAGGCCCGTGTTGATCCACGCCGGGGGCACCTCCATCGTGTAGTTGTAATCAGTCGGGTCACTCCCCTCGACGTAGGCGTTGAGGGCGCCCATGAAGGTGAAGTTGATCAGCGCACGGTCGCCGTGGACGAACGCGATGTCGAAGGTGCCACGGCACCCGACGCCCTCGACGTAGCTGCCCGCCTTGTCGAGATAGAGCCGGATCGTGGCGCTGGTGTTCGAGTTCGTGTCGTCGCTGTTCGCAGACTTCGGGCGGTAGCCCACGCCGATCTGCGTCTCCGCACCTCCTGGCGTGTCGAGGGTACACTTCGCAAGGCTGCGCTGACCCACGATCGTCGCATCAGTTCCGCCCGGAGCTGTGGCGTTCGTGGCAAGGAAGTCCGAGTCCCCGAAGGTGTTGTCCCCGAAGCTCTCCGCGACCGCGCTCGCGAAGCCTCCAGAGACCACCGCGTCGATGTCTTCGCGGTTGAAGAACGTGTGCGGCACCGTACCGCTGAGACCGTAGGTCGTCGCGTCCACGTCGTACTTGAACACGTTGGCCTTCTCAAGCCCGCACGCCAAGAGCAGCGCGTCGAACTCCGGGGCCGTTCCGGACGCGACTCCAGTGCCAGGGCCGCAGAGCTCCACGGCGAAGGTGAACTCCACCGTTGCGGCAGGAAGGTTCTTAGCCGATCCGGCCACCGTCATCGGCGCACCCGTGAACGTCATCGTCTTGGGCTGACGCTCGAACTGAAGCGGAGTGATCGTGAACGTCGGGGCGACGGTCTCGATGAAGTCCGTGGCGGTGGTAATGGTTGCTGCGGTGCCGCCCGTGGATTCGGTCGCGGCGAAGAGCTTGCGGTCGTAGTTGCGGAAAGCCATGAGTCAGGTTGCGACGTTGAGGTCGGTTCGGCGGGTTCGATAGATGATCTCGATCGAGAGTTCGGCAATCGCCACAGGCTCCTCGATGTCGGTCGGATAGAACACGCGGTCGGACGTGAGCCGCGTGTCGATTGCAATTCCTCCCCGAGTGATGTCCACGAGGATCGCCTTGTGAACGTCTCGGATGAAGTTCTCGAGCTCATCGACGGCGCTCGTCCGCGTGCGGATGACAAGCGTGGCGTCGATGCGGTAGTGCCCTGCGATGGCGAGCGTCGTCGCATCTCCAGGCGGATCGTAGTCCGTGCTCGAAGGCGTCAGGATGATGGCCGGGTACTCCGTCAGCTCGATGGGCACGGAGTCGATGCGAGTCACTCGAGCGACGGACGTGTAGTAGTCCGAGCCCGCAGTGATCGCGGCCAGCGTGGTCTCGAGGTTCTCGAAGACCGCCCTCTTCACCGGGATGCCGCTAGGGGGCATGGCCGAACTCCTCCAGTAGCATCGAGAAGCTGTAGAGGTTCGTCCCCACACTCTGAAGGACGAGCGGCTGGTCCACGATGCGGACCTGAATCGTCTCGGTCTCCGGAGCGCCACCGTCGTGGGCCAGTCCGCGCAGCGTGATGTCGAGCGGCTCGCAGCCGCCCTTCGTCTCCGCGTACAGTTCCTGCGCTCGGTGGAAGTCGGCCAGCGTTGCCGTCTGGGACGCGACTTGGAAGCGACGGACGAGGCGGTCGCCGTTCGGGAACACGCTGCTCATGCGCTGACGGTGCTGGATCATCGCGCTGTCCACGTCGGACATGATCCCGTCGCGCATCAGAGTGACGACGACCGGGAAGCCCAGGTCGATGTCGAAGGTGTCCACGGAGGCGTGCGCCATCAGGTCGCCCCCTCCCCTCGGAACGTCTTGTCGATCGCGAGGCCCAGGGCTCGAGCGATCATCTCTCGGTTGTTCTCAATGGTCACGCCCATCCGGAGGCGCGGCGGGATGGCGACTGACTTCTTCAGCGCGTAGATCGGGACCGCCTTGCCGCTCGGTTTCGTGATCATCACGGCGTTGCCTGCGATGAACGTCGGGCCGTAGTCTTTTGTCCTGTAGCCCCTCCCGTCCTTCACGATGTCGTAACCGCTACGCTTCACGCCTCGAGCGGTCATCGTGATGGGCAGCGGGATCGTGAGATACTTCCTGGGCGGGTTCGGCGTGATGTTCGGCAGCGTCCCACCAGCGCCGACCGTGCCGTACTCCTGGGTCGCAGCGTAGAACGCTCGGCGGCTCCCCGCGCGGAGCACGATCCGAAGATCCTCGAGGGTGCGCCCCTCGGCGGTGCCCTTCACAGACTGCGCCAGAGCGCCCGTCCTCGAGCCGATCGCTGCGGCCCTGGGCTTCGACACGGCCCGCGACGACGTAGCCGAGAAGCCCTTGACGACCTCGCTCTGGAGCTTGCCGCTCGCCACGACGAACGCCGTGCGGATGTTCTTCGCGAGCAGCTCCGGCTTCCGCACCATCGCTGCGAAGAGCTTCCCGTTCTGGACGATCAGGCTCCACCCTGACCCACGCTCCACCTGTCGATCAACCATTCGCGGCGAACCTCAGGCGGCGGTAAGGGGTGAGCGCCTCGATCACATCAGGGACCAGGGCCAGCGGCTTCTCGTAGTTGATCGACGCGCCGCCCACGTTCATGCTCGCGCCCTGGGGGCTGTCTCGACGGCGCCACATCGCGACCGTCTGCACGTCGGCGGCATAGGCGATATCGCCATAGGCCGAGATCAGCGCGGCGGTGTCAGCCGCGAATCCTGCCGTGTAGACGACCTGCATCACGTTCGGCGCCGCCGCCATGTTGTTCCCCTTCCAGTTCGTGATCGGGTAGAAGAGGAAGTTGACCATCCCCGTCTCCGCGTCGAACTTGTAGTCGTCGGCCTCGATCGGCGTCTCGCTC